ATCTCGCTCCAAACCAATAATTGACTAATATGCCCTGTTCCGTACAGCCCCGTCAAAGAAACAGGAGCATCGCCCGAAATACTTAAATCCCCAAGAGCGCTAGTCCCAGCTAGGCCTGTTATTGAAATAACATTATTAGTTACCAGACTCAGGCTACCTAAAGCCGAAGTTCCCGCTAATCCAGTCGGATAAACATTGGCAGCGCCTGTTACAGTTTCATCGCCTTGAGAAACTGTGGAAGCTGTGCCACTAACACCAACAAGAGCGACACCATTAGCAATAACCGTGCCAACCGCCCCTGTTGCCGCTAGCCCTGTTTCTGAAACATTTGCATCACCACTGACACTTTCTGTGCCTAAAGCGGTGGTTCCAGCAAGTCCTGTAACAGAAAGATTGCAGACTCCTGTAACGGTAAGAGAGCCAACCGAACCTGTTGCTGCTACTCCTGTTTCTGAAACGTTTGCATCACAGGTAATGGTCAGTGAACTTACAGCACCAGTGCCCGCTAGACCCGTTAGTTCAACGGGTACGGGATTACCCCATGTCCCAGAGTTCCAGGTACTCCGACCCCAGCCAGTGATATTAGCCATTGGCTAACTCTACGCTATTCTAATAACAGCGTTACTTGCGTCTGCGGTTGGGAAAGATATGGTAAAGCTACCTGCTGTGCTGGTTTTGTTTCCACCGAAATCAAACACTGCAACTGCTGGATCACCAGTAGCTGTGTCATTATAAATCATGCAGCCTCTTGCCGTAATTGTGCAAGTACCAAACGTCAAATCAGAGAAATCAGTGAACGCAGTTGTCCCCGATGTGCTCGGGTTGACATTTGTTAAAGCTGATCCGCCCGCACTATAGTTTGTGCCTGTTGCCTCTTGGTTAGTGGAATAAGCTGTGGTAGAAGCACTCATAGTCGCAGAGCTAGTATATAAAGCGAGCTTGAAAGAATTTCCTCCAGATGCTTTAAAGTTATGTACCGCTTGCAGAAGCTCACTTTTGAAAGAAGTACACATTGCTTGTGTTATAGCCATTATAGTCTCCTAATAATTTCCGCAAGGTCCTTATGGCCCTGCGCCTCTAATTGATTACCTATTGTACACATGTGGTTTTTTATCGCCTCTTTCATGTAGTAGGTAATAACAAATTGACACGTTTTTTTAAAGGCATGGGCTTGTGCTCTAATTGGATCCGGCGCTGTGTCGCTCACCGAAACTAATTTATTAGTAGCCATTTCAGCAACTTCTTCTACTGTATGGCCTCTACCATGTGTTGTCTTTACTCCAAGGTTTCCTATGGAGAGTGTAAATGAATCAGTTTCCATTAATATTTCTCTGGTTCCGGTGGACCAATGTCTTGTCTCCCTGAAATGCCAGAAGGCTTCTCTTCCTCCATGACATCGGAAAACTTTCCGACGACCAATTCACCTTTGTCTAAATATACTACAGGAGGGTTATCAAGTCTATGGTAGCCATAGAGCTTTTCCTTTAAAGGGATGTTCGTATCTAGCATCGGGGAACGAGCGCCAATGGAAACGTCCATTCCTGCGTCCATGCACTTAGACAACCAAAACTCACAACACCCTCTCCCCGATTCTCCAAAATAAACATTCGATTTATAAGCAAAATCTGCGCCAAAAACACTTAGTTTTCCTACCTTTTTCCACAAGGCAAAAGCAAGGGCATAAGCGATTGTGTTGTTCAAGTATGCGCAACCTAAGTCTTTAACAACTTCTTCTAATGGGAACAGTTTAATAGCTGGAACCCGACTATCGAGCTCACAAGAATATACTGGGATTTCTAGCCCTGGAAGAGTTTTTCTCATCACTTGAGTTTGTGGCCCTGCGTCAAATGTATCAAAGAAACGTGAAACAGGATCCATTATAAACACACGATCACACTTAGTAACTGCGCACATAGAATTAATGCCCCAAACCTCATCGTACTCCTGACTATGAGAAAGGCTCATGTGAAAATCCAGTTGGCTTTGCCCCATAGCAACCAGTGCAATGTGTTTATTTTCTAGCATCTACTGCTGTTGTTGTTGTCGCGGGTTGACAAAAACCCTTTGCCTATCAAAGCGGTTCTCGTCTCTCGTAGCTCTTCCTTCCATTAAAGCGGTTGTTCTAGCAAGATTTTCTTGAAAACGCTGTTCAAAAACATTGGTTTCATTAATGTCTTGCTTCATAAAAATACTGGCTTCTACCAAAGACCCGTACAACAACAAGTCAGGCGCGTTGTCTGAAATCCAGGTTGTGCCGCTATCTCCAGCCGCTGTTAATGAAGCAGGCTGGTACAGATAATGTAGTTCAAAAGTTAAATTAGCGTTAGGTGTTGGCGCTAAAATAAAGGTATCGTCATCGAATTGTCCATAATACTTAGGTACCCCGGTCGTTGAGGCTGCTTGGGTATAGCTGCGCATAAAACTAGGGTGTTTTAGCAATAAGTAAGTGTATTTACTGTCACTGTCCAACACAGCCAAGCTCAAAGGCGCAACAAAATCGGAAGGCGCAGACAGGTACTGGTTCCCTGATGAAGCGGTTCCGGTTACGTTTTTACGAAAAACATTAAGCTCAATTGTATTAAATATACGGTTTTCCGCTTGCTTAATAAATGTATCAAGCGTATTGGTAAAAGTTGTCTCAGAATTATCCATGTAATTCTGAATCGCTGTTTTCATTCCACTATAAGTAAAGCTCACGATGTTGGCCCTGCTGTTGCTGTAGATCCGCCACCGGTAATGTCTCCGGTTGTAGCGGTTCCTGTTGAAGTAAATTTATATTCGTTATCGTCCACAACTGTTATTGTATATCCATTTGAGCTTTCAAGCACGGTTGTTGTTATTCCATCAAACGCTTCGGTGCTACGAAAACGAACTGTGTCGCCCGTGGTCCTGTTGTGCTTAAACTCGGTCACATGAATTATAGCATTTTCTCCCGAAGCCGCTGTTCTAAAAGGGTTTAAAGGCAATAGTGCCTGAGCGGGACCCACTGAAACAAAGGCTCCTCCGCCTCTTGCTCCACTTGTGCCTGTTCCAGCAACGGCTGAAAAAGTGTAGGTATCCGCGTCAACCTTTGTAATCGAATAAGCGTCTGGATCAACTAAAGTTCCACTGGTGAAGCCATCAAAAGCCTCTGCTCCTCTAAAACGTACTTTGTCCCCGGTACTTCTGCCGTGGTCGTCTTCAAAAACTTTAATAACCGCGCTTCCCGCTGTTGAAAGAAAAGGATTATTGGTCAGTAAAGCATCTGCCACCGGTTCTGTTCTAGCAGGACGTGGGTTGCGCAAAGCTTCCGCGTCCGCTGTAAAATGAGGTGGGTTTAATTGTGGGTGCTTAGGGCTCCACTGATCTGGGCCAACTAAAAATCCGTCCCAGGTCTTTTTCATGTCCCTTAAACGATAACGAAACCCAGATATATCACAAATACCCCAAGCCTTTTTTCCGCTCGCAAAAGCCATTAGATAATTGTCCTAGACGGCAAAAAACGAGAGCTTACTGTATCTATGTTTTCAGAGGCGGCTCGTGCCCATTCTTCGTCATAGATTTGTTTGAGCATTTGCACACGATCCGGAGTTCTTTTAATAGCTATATAATAAGCCAGTCCCGCTGCCATAGCTGGGAGAAACTCAAACGTTATTTCCAGTGTATTAGTAAAAACGCCCGCGTCTTGTATGCGAGTTAAAGCATAGTAACGAAAAACATCTGTGGAGTTTTCTGGTGCTGGATATAAATACAGCTTCGGCGTTATGCTTTTTTCTACATAAAACTGCGTCGGCCTTGATTTCGTACTCTTGTTTGGAAGATAGTGGTAATCACTACGACTAATCCTGTCTACTTGATAATCGGTGGTTGTTCCCCCAGAAGTGCGACGAATAACAGCGGAGAGCACATTAACTAGATCCGTGTCAAGATCATAGCTGGTAGTGCCTTCTGTTAAAGACTCCGTTCTTTCAACAATAAGCCAAAGATTTAATCCGCGATTCGCCCACTCAGCGAACATAAGATTAAGGGACCGCCTAGCTGTTTCCAGATCGTAGCCGGTCCTTAATTCTAGTCCACAACGTTCAAACGCTTCTTCGATCAACTCGTCGACGTTTAGATCGAACGTAGTTGTTCCTGACGTAGCCATTAGTTATTAGGTGCTTCGTAATACTTATTGAACTCACACCAAACGGTGTATTCGTTCCCTGCATCAGCGGTGGACGGAACTACTAAGAGAACGTCTCCTGTGTATCCCGATGCTTCTGTATTAACTAGACCTCCAATTGAACTAAAGTCAAACATGTTGTCATAAGCTAAAGTCAAAAAAGTGACATTTGTAGTTGCGTCCCAATCAAGAGATGCAGGTGCGTCAGGCGCTCCACTACAGGTGTACCAGATTTTGTTCAGCGCTACATGAGCACATGTTTCTTTATTAGCAGACTGGTTCAAAGCGGAAACGTCAACTAATGTTGTGCTACTCCCTGTTCCGTCTGAATAAACAGAACAATATGTAACCAGCTTCTTATCGTAGTCGTATTGAATAGTTGGTCCTGTGACTGAATCAGCCATGTGTCACCTCCTACGAATCTGCGAATGGTGTTACTATAGTTCCTGATCCAAGAATGAGTCCTTCAACAGCATACTTAGCAGAAGCCATCGCAGTTACTTTTACAATACTGCCAGCAAGTCCGCCCTTAGTGCTTCCGTTCATAGTAATAACATCGTTACTTGAGCCAGATATAAAGGTCTTCCCTGTTGAATCATCGACTCCAGTATAAAGGCCGCCCACAAACTTATCTGTGCCATCGGTCAATATATCCATGTCTGTCGCCGCTGTAACAACTATAAATGTAAAGGTAGCGCCTAAGTTATTGGTTTGGTTAGGATCGTCGTCCGCGCCTGGTGCAGTCGCAACAATAGAAGGCAGTGTAAACTTGCCGTCTGCATCATTGGTTATTAAGACCTTACCGGCATGAGAAGCTACTGTCAAAGACGTATCAGCGGTCAAACTGACTACGTTAGCGTTCCCTGCGGAAATAAAACCAGCCAATGATTGAACTGGTCCCGAAAAGGTTGATTTAGCCATAATTTTCCTCCTGAGAAAAAAATAAGTCCTACCGTCTTGGCTTGTCTGCTAGGTCAGTCTGTAGGACAAGTTACTCCTAGATACAATAACTATACTACTTGGAAAGACGTGAAAAAGAAAGAAAAAAGGGAGCCGAAGCTCCCTTTTCTGTAATACTGAGTAAGAAAGTCTGTTTGTACTACAAACAGTGTATTACCTCTTCCATATTTAGCTTGTTGCTTACGCTCCGGGGCTGCCAAAGACTGCTCGGGGGTCAGACCACCCAAACGAATATCTTTCGCGTGCCTTGTATCGTACATTACCGGTATCGAAATCCGCTTCCATTGAAGTCTTGATTGGTGAACGGTTAAACATTTTAAATCCGTTTGGACAATCAGTCTTAATGAACCACGCATCTGTATCAGTAAGATAATGATTTACGGTATAGCCTTCAGGGACCATGCCCATGTTGCGTATAGCGTTAATATCATTATCAGAAGTAGCGACACGTCCCTGTGATTCCATCAAACGATCAGCGGTAAATTGAAGCTCTTTAGGAATAATTAGTTTCATTCCTTGAAGAGCGACTTTTAGTCCGCGTTCATCAGTAAATGCTGCAATATCAATCAGAGCTTGCTCTAACGAAGTTTCGTTAAGATCAGCCGAGGTAGAAAGCTCATTACGCAAATTAGCGCCGCCCACAGTTGGGTGGTCTGTTGCGCAAAGTTCTTTACCGTCGCCGCCTACATAACTTGAGTTAAAGGCTCTGTTTAATACAGAGGCAGATTTTACTTGCTTGGTGTTGCTCATACTTCTAGCAAGCGCACGAGTGTATCTTGCTGACAGTTTGTCATAAAGATTGTCCTCGATAGCTTCTTCAGTAATTGAAAACGCCAATGCAATCGTTTCATGGGTATACCGAGATGTGAAGGCTTCTTGTGCTTGATCGAATGCTACTCCGGCTCCTTCCGATTTAACAGGTGCTGTGTCGAAACCAGTAAGCATAACCTCTTCTTCAAAAGCTCTGTCACTAGATTCCATGTCATAAATTTCTTCATGTTCTTGGTCATAGCGACTGTACTCTAGTCCAAAGAGAGCATTCAAGCCAGGTAGCAATTCTTTTACGAGTTGCGCTCTACTTATAGCCATTATTTATACTCCTTAAGTTCCAGCTACAGGTCCTCTATAAGCATGTTCGTTAATTTGTACTACCAAATTAGCGTTATCTGCTGTGAGATCCCCATTAATATCGTCTTGAACCACGCCAATAATCTTGAGCTGAAGCCCTTGAGTTGTGGCGATTGTGCTTGAATCAAGCTCTCGAGTGCTTACGCCCGTTGTTGTACTACCGCCAATACCATCTGTGTCAGCATTTCTACCGATACAGGTCTGCGCTGAGGCACCATCTGCTTGTACGACAAACAGTTGGTTAGGGTCGTCATAGATATATGCTTCTATTGCGCCACTTCCGAGTGCAGTTGTGCTGGCTGGGTAATAATTCTTAAAGGTCGGTGTGCCGTCAGTTGCAACATAGTAGCAATGCGAAAATACGCCAACTAGGTTAGCAGAACTAGCTGCTGCCCTGTTGATAAACCCACTTGCGAATATAGTTAAGTCACCTTGAAAGATGCTTGTACCATATCCAGTGGTCACAATATTATATTTGTTTGCTTCTTGTACAGCCGAACCAACATTTAGACCTTTGTACGGACGAAGCCCGAAGGCTTTATCTACGTTTGCCATTTATTAAGTTCCTTAATAACGATGAATTATATTTACCGGTAAAAAATCAGTTTTTATCGACTGCTCTCTTACCGCCCAAAGTAACACGAGTTTGTCGGCTTGGTTTTGAAACCGACATAGAGGGATGTGTTCCGTCTCTGAAGTAATCGTTGTCGACTGCATCCATTTGACCTTCAGTTCTTTCGTCAAAGTGAGTTTGTCGTTCATGTACGGTTTCTTCAGGTATACGGGCCAATATCAGCCCTCCTACCCCAATACATCCTGCGTGTTTACCATCTTCAATGGTGGGAGCTTCAAAGTCTGGATATTCGTCTGCTCTCACAGGTTCATATCCTTCACGGAGTCTTGCTGACATGTTTTTTGTGTCAGATTGTCCGCGGACCTCTGTTCTTACCCATCTATGTCGATAGCCTTCAGGGGCTGGGGGTGCATCCAATGCGGATGGGGGAGACCAAGGTTTACGTCGAGATTGTTTTTCTCTAGTATCGGCCTCGCGTGAAGCTCGAGTTGTTTCTTTTACGTCTGTTGTGGTTTTAGCCATTTTTACTCCTTCACGTATTTTGCGTACTCTTCTAGTGGCACACCTAATTTTTTAGCAATAGCAACCTGTGACGGTGTGAGTCTCACAGTGTTTTTGCCGCGCCCTCTTTTTGGACTGCGTGTCGCAGAAGCCACCGTTTGGGCGGGACGGTTAATAGTTTCAAGAGAAGGTGTCTCTTCACCAAATTTATGTGGAAACTCTTCTCTCATTCTTTTATCTATCTCATCATAATACTCATCTTCTGTCCCGTCAAACCCTTCTTCCTCTGTTAGTTGGCGGTGATGAACAAAACTGGTCATGGTCATAGCGGCATCTGTGCCAAACCACCTGTTTTTTGATGCCCAAGCCTCTGCCTTTGGATCAGGGGGCTCGGGGGGTGTGGCTTGCGGCGAAGAAAACGTTTGTTCATTTTGTTGTTGTGCTTCAGCAGGGGTGCTCGCTTGGTTTTTTCTTTTGTCGTTCAGAGCCTTGAGGTTTTGTGCCTCCACTGCCAAACGCGCCAATTTTTGTTGGGCTTCTACTTGTTTGTCTACTTCATCGTTTTCTGTGGCCTGTCTTAGATCCGACTTCGCTGCCGCTGTTTCCGTAGTAATTCTATTGGCGTATTCTATAATGTAGTTTCCGTCAAGAGCGGTGTTTTGTGTTCTTAGTCCCTCGTTTTCTTTCTTCACACTTTCCGCGTAGTCCGTGGCCGCCTTTTCTCTGCGCTCGGCTTCTCTTAATTTAGCCGTGAGCTTATTGATCCGTGTTTTAACGTTCTTACTGTAGTTTTCAAGCTCGTCCTGAGAGCTTTCCTGTGTCTCCTCTTGAACCTGCACTCTAGGGGTTGGTTCGGTTTCTTGGGCCGTCTCCTCTTGTTCGACTTCCGTGATTACGGCGCCTTCTTGGGGTAGTTCGACATCAACGGCAGGACCGGAAACGTCTAGGTCCACCATTTTTTCTTCGTCAGTTTTAGTCAGTTCTTGTGCTGGCATGATTTCTTCCTCATGTTAATAATTATGCAGAATTGCTTCTGGGTCGTTTACTTTCGCAATGATTTCGTCGTCGTTCAATATTTTGACTTCACCGCCTTCTATATCAAAGCGGGAACCAGCATATCGCCCAAACAAAACCCAATCCCCGGCTTTACACCAAGGACCTGTTGGAAACTTATGTTCATCTTGATAAGCGAGCTCACCTGTTTTTAACACATAACCGAGGACCGTGGCTATTTGTTGACGCTCTACTGTTTTTTCTGTTAGGTGTATACCGCCCTCTGTTTGGCCTTGTCCACGATAAGGGAGAATGAGAATGCGCCAGCCGGTTGGATCTGGAAGTTGGTCTAATAGATCAGAAGACAGTTTTTCCGGATTAAGTTTTTCCTTATCCGTCTTCTTGCTGCCAACTTTTTCGTAGGCTTTTTCTAAGGGAGACTTACTAGCCTCCTCCTGCGCCCATTTCTGTTCAAGGGCGGAAGTTGCGTCACTCACAGGTTTAATCTCCTTGTTTATCCAGTAACGTGTTTATCTCGGACCGCATATAAGCTAAAGCTTCTGTCTGTCCGGTCAAGTTGCGATAATGCTCCCAGTCTTTTACCTCGCCACTAAGCATCATCTGTTGAACTCGTTCTTGTTTTTCTTCAACTATTTTCAATAGTTTATAAGCAAAATCTATGGTGTCAATGGTTTTGTCTCCTTATTAGGTATTAGTGGACTGTTTCCAAGCTTCCCAAGACGCTTTGTCTTCTGGGGAAACCTCTCTACCGTAGTTTAAAAAATCGTCCCAAGAAATGTTTGTCCCCGTTGGGTAAAGTCCTGCCTGCGCTTCTACAGGGATAGCATAGTTATAAGTTAGAGGGTCTCCCAAAGGTAGTCCGCTTATTCCGCTCCCTGTGGCTGCTCCTGTGGTCGTTCCGCCACTAAAAGGTGTTGTCCCTCCAAACTGCTCTGGGCCCATAATATCATAAGGGTTTACTGACCCGTACGGGCTTGTGTAGTCAGTGTAGGGAGTGTAGCTTGTTGGAAGCGTGTAGTTAGGAGTGGGTGGAGGGGGTGTGTCTACAGGAGGTGTTTCTGGACTCACTCTTCCGCCAGCCCCTTGCATAGCTGCGGCTATTGCGGAGTTAATTGCTCCGCCTTCCCCTAAAGCAGCATCAAGAGCCGCTTGCACAGAAGCGTCCACCCCTGGTTGTCCTAAATACCCAGACTCTCCCATCATTTGCTGGATTTGCTCTCGTGTCATATAGCCAGTGTCACCAAGCATTTGTTGTACTTGGTCCATGGTCATGCCTCCAGCCATAGCTGCATCAATCATCTGTTGAACGGCGTCTTGGGTTAGGCCTTCCTCGCCTGCGCTTATGTTTTGGACCGCTGCATCAATCATTTGTTGTACTGTCTCAGGCGTTATTCCTTCAACAGGGTTGTCCACCAAATACTGCGCAATCATGTCTTGAATCTCTTGTGGGGAAAGTCCGTCCATTAGGGCCTGGTTAATCATTTGTTGGATTTGTTCAACGCCAGGCATTGTTTCAGTAGCGGTATCAATCATTTGTTGAACTTGTTCCGGAGTAATTGTTCCTCCTGTCGCATCCAAAATCATTTGTTGGATTTCCTCTGAGGTAAGTCCGCGAGACACAGCATCGTTTATCATGTTCTGGACCATGTCTTGTCCCACAAACTGTTCCGCCTGTTGTTCCCAGTCCTGTAGGCTCATATAATCTTCAAGGCCGAGACCCCCAAGTGCGTCGCTTATGGCTGACTGCACGTCCCCTGTTTGAGCATAGCCACTTAAATCAGGGCCTTCTAAATTGTATCCGGCAAGGGCTCCTGCAACAGCTTCGCCTAAATCACTTGTTTGGGCATAGCCGCTTAGATCGGGCTGTTCTCCTGCCAAGGCTTGAAAATAAGGAGAACCAGCAATTTGTTCAAGAACCGTGTTTAAATATTCTTCTTTTAATGTGCCGTCCGGATTTAAAAATGCTTCCGCCCCCGCCGAAGCATCGGGAGGAGGTCCTTGTGGGTCCCCAATTTTAGGGTCCTTGTCGTATTTAGGCGGGTCGTATAAAGGGTTGTCCCAAGGGTTTTCGTAAGAGATTGGCATTATTTTCCTTTGTTTTTAGCTTGCTCCATTTTTTCACGGGAAATCTGAGCCCTAAGCGCTGCGATGTCTTCTTGACTTCGCATCTTCTCTTCGTCGGTTTCTTCCCTTACTTCCATTTTTTCTCGCTCAAGAGCTAATTTATCTTCAGCGATACGTTTATCGTCTTCGTTCTCTTTAGATCTTATCATAAGCTCTTGTTGCTTCAAGGCTAAAACACTATCATCATCACCGGAAACGTCCATAGCCTCATTAATTCTAGGCATTATTTCTTCTAATAAATCCGCTTCCACTTGCGCTTTTAGCTGCTCTCTTAAAGGGTTAGGCGGCATGGGTTGTGAGGTTCCTCCGCCGCCTTGTTGTAACATCATTTGCTGTTGCTGCATCATTTGCTGCTCTTGCATCAACTGTTGCTGTAATTGTGGATCCTCTTGCGCCAATTGTTGTAGTTGTTGTTCCGCGATCTCTTCCGCCTTAAGCGCAATGTGTTGAAAAATATCTGATAATAAAGACGTTGCCACCATAGGGTTCACTGTAGCCATAGGGTTTTCTAAAAACGTGATGTGCGATTCGATGTGCGCATCGTGGTCTTGTTCCGGAAACGCCTGTAAAGGTGCGCCCATTAAAGCGGCGGCATTTTCTAAAGCCGGGCTTGTGGGTTGCGGTGGAGGTGGATCAGGAACCAACAGAGCTTCAATGTTCTGTGAGCCAAGCGCCGTGTACATTCGACGATACGCTTCTTTAATATTGTGTATTTCTGGATTGCTCTGCACCAATTGTAATTCTTGTTGCGCCAAAGAAATTCGTTGGGCAAAAGAGAAAAAGTTTGGATCAGAAACCGGAATAACATCAACACGATTATCAAAATCCGCTTGTTTTATCATTTGGTCGCCGCCGACTACTTGATAAGGGTACTCTGGTGGAAGAAACTCTGAGAAAACTCTGGCTAATATTCTAAATTCTGTTTTTTGTGCGTAATGCAGTCGTTTGTGAACCGCGGACATGACCTTGGTCCCCTGTTCCATGAGCGCTAATGTTGTTCCGACTGCCGCTTGGTCATTACCTTCGCCCACTTGCATGTCTGTGATGGCCGCGAACCGCTGACCGGCTTCCACACAAAAGCCCATTAATTGAAACAGAGTTCCACTTGGCTCTTTATAAGGGAGAGGCATCAAAGAATCTTTTAGCGCTCCGCCTGGTGCGTCTACATCTCTAAATTCTCCGGGTTCTAAAGGTGTCTCGTCGTCTCTTATTCTTATGCCCCGAGCTTTAAAGCCTGCGGGGAGGTTGGACAGGGTTCCTGCGTCTATGAGTTGTCTGAGGGCCGCTGTTGCGGTTCGAGAGAGTCCTCCGATCATGTGGATTAAACCAAAGCCGTAGAAACCCAGTCCTGGGAGAAACTTGTAGTGTACAAAATAAGCGATCTTTCTTTTTTGCGGAGCGTTTTCGTAATAGTTGCGTCGAATGGACAAAACCTGACTTGAGGTTCTATCAATAGTTACAATGAAAGGTAGGTGCAAACCATTAGGGTCTTCAAACCCCGGCATCTCCATTGAAACGTGAAACTCCAGTAGTTCATACATCATGTCGTTGCCCGAACCGCTAATGCCCTCGATCTCTTCGACCTTATCTTGCGTTACTGTCTGGGTGCTGGTGTAGGTTGGGGTAATTTCTATGTCTCGATAAAATCCGGACAACTGTTGGCTACGAATCTCATTGTAGTTCATTTTTACAATGTGTGTAATTCTTGAACAGGTTTCCAAATCACTGGCCGCATACGGCACCACTAAATCTTCAACTGGAACAAATTTGCTAACGGCTCTTTGTAGAGAAGGATCGTAATAGACTTTTTTGAAAGCAGAACCGGCAAGGGGCAAATAGAACAACAGTTGGTCCATTTCCGGCGTGTATTCTTCCATGACTGTTGTAATCTGGTAATTCATAAACTCGCGCACACGATCAGCTTGCGCTTCCACTTCAGGGGTAGCTGCGCCAACAATGTCCGTTTTTACCGGACCCTGTGCGGGCAGCAATTCTTTAAAAGCAGACGCTTGAAATTGAGTAACGGCTTCTGCCAATAATGGGTGAGTAACTCCACTTGCGCCCGGGAAGGGTCGATCGCGGTCTTCGTACTTAAAGCCAAGAAGATCCAGTCCTTTGACATAGGCGTCTTCCCACTCGTCCCGACTCATGCGGTCTTCTTCAAAATCACCGAGCAATTGCGCGGCTATTGCACCGAGTTCCGACTCATCTATATAATCAGCTAGGTTGGCGTCAAAAGGAATCATTGCCTCTACACCTAATTCGTCCGGCATAAAATCAAGGACCGCGCTGCCGTCTCGGGCAAAATTAACTTCTACGTCCCCGTCTTCAGGGATAGGGGCGTCAATTTCAACCTCTTGTCCCGCTTCAATGTCCAAATCAATCAGGTCTGTGACCCGATCAATGTTGGTTGGTTTGTTCATTTCGTCTATAGCCATTTTACATCCATTGTTTCAGTGCATAGTTTACACTACTTTGCACTTCTTCTGCACCAGGACTTTTCGCTTCTTCTGGACCCGTTATAGCGGTAGCTGCACCGGCCGCGGTTAGTTTTCGTATTTCGTTCTCAACTTTGCTTATTTCTCTCCTCAGTTTTTGAAGATTGGTGTTGCTCATCAGTCCGCCTTCTTGTTTAAGAATATTGTTTAAGTCGTACAATCTGGTGTCTAAAGCATAAAGTTGTTCTTGTGTGTCTTTGACTGGTTTTGCTTTGGCTTTCGGTAAATCCATTTCCATTTGTACCGGCGTGTCAGAAAAACCTGTTTCCGTTTGTGCTTTCATAACCGCTTGATCGGTCTCGTCCACGTTTTTGCCGATGTTTTTAAGCGCATCGCGGACCGCTCTATATCCTTTGGGAGCATTTTGAATAACCACCTTTGCCAAAAAAGCAAGGTCTACACCTACTGTGGTCCAAAAAGATACGTCTTCTGCAATTTTTGATCGTTCGTTTCTTTCATAACCAAAGGTTTTAAGAAACTCCTCTATTGCCTCGTCGTAGGTGCCGGAACGACCAGCAATTATGTTTCGTGCTTTTTCTTGAGATTCTTTATCGCCTAATGCGCCTTTAGAGCGTAAATCTAGTCGCGAAAGATAGTCCGCTGTTTTCCGGTCGGTATGGCGCTCAAGTCGGTCTCTTTGTTGTAATAACGAAGCCATTGTCGCCTGACCCGCGGCTTCCCCTGCTAACCATGGCACACCAGCAAAAAGATCGACAATACCTAGTCCACGCGCAACTCCCGCTGCGCCGCCGCCATATATGTCTTTCTGCGCATCGAGATATGCGTCTGCTTCTTCCTGGGTTATAAAAACCGGAGGCCCTAACATGGTGCCTCCTATCTAGTATACGCCAGTGAAATTGGTGCCTCTTTCAGCGGATCCGCCGCCTCTGGACTTACCTTTTCCAGCGCCGGGCTGTGGTCCTTTGCTGGTTTTCATTTTCTTGGTTTTTGCATAAGGAACAAAGCCTTGACCTTTTACATCTAGGCCTTTATTGATTTTAGGTGCTTTCGCCATTTTCTCTCTCCTGATTAAAAATCTCTGTCGTATAGGGGGCCGTCAATTATACCGCCACCTGTTTTTTTCTTTAGTTTGTTTTTGCCTTCTAAAAACTTACCTCGAAGAGCAATTTCTTCGTCTATGGTTGGAGAAGCCCCGGTCCGCGGACCTGGGTCCGGGTTCCATCGAAACCCTTTTTCATCATAGACTGCATCGAGAGAAGGGTCCATAGGTTCCGTGGGGGTGTATTTGCCTTCTTTAGCCACATTTTTCACTTGGCTTTCGCTCCGTTGATGCAGTCGTTGGTTTTGTGGGTCGTACTCATAGTTTTCCTCCCAAAAATCCATGTCCTCCCCGGTGCCGGATGTCTTTTTGTGTTTTATCTGCGTCTCTGGAAGTGAGTTAAGGTGTCTTTTTGTTCCTCGAAGATTGTGCGCTAAATATTCGGGGGACATAGCTGCTCCCAACTCATCGACTACCGACGCGTCCATATAAGGAACATCGCCGCTGCTATAAGCGTTTGTATACATGTCGTCTACCGCGTCCACCAGCACATCCAACCGTCCTTCGGGGTCCACGGTCATCATGTCATCTGCGAAAAATCCTCCGGACATGTCGTTAATGCTTTTTCTGTCTTGCAGTAGTTCCGGTAGCTCCTCGTTCAGAAATTCCTCGAGCAAAGATATTGATTCTTCCCCTGCGTTTTTTCTGCCTTTTAAAGCGTCTGCGCGTGCAGCAAAATCATCAATCACCGTATCAATTTTTCTGTTGAACATGTTTGTCAAAACATCCTCGTCCATATATTTTCCGGCTTTAACCATGTCGTCCAGTTCCGAGTATTTACCGCCCAATGCGTGAAAAAGACGATCTTCCATGGTTTCCATTGCGTCGCGCCCAAAGATATTGTAAAGCTGGTCGTATTGTGCCTTTTCCGCCGTGGTGAGGTTGGTGTAGCCTTTCTGTTGCTGCTTCATTAAAATATCGTACATAGCGTCGTTGTCATAACGTCCGCGTTTCAGTAGTTCTCGTAGTGCTGCAATTCCTGACATCAGTAATATTCCTTTCTTGGTGGTTTATAATCGCTATCCATTAGCTCATCTGATTCTAACGCAATAAACCCGCCTTGTCGATAACGCATTAACGCTTGTGTGGTCGAATCCACCAAGTCGTCGTGGTCGCCAAACGGGAACGCGGCACATTCTTCAATCACCTCATCAGCCCACCGCTTGTCCGGGGCCCAGACCATACCGGCTTCTAAAAGTGGGGAAACGGCGTTGACTCGGGCAATTTTATCCTGTCCTTTGTTCGGCGAATAATTGAGCACCGGTATCCCGGTTTGTCTCAATTCGTGAGTAAGCGGCATACCACTGGCCTTGGCTTCAATAATCACAATGTCCGGTTCCCAATACTCGTATTGTTCAAAGGCTTCGTTTTTAAGTTCCGGAAAATTCCACCGTCCTTTGCGAGCATCGAGCAACAATAGGTTCGGTTCGCCGCCCTCTTCGGGGTAGAACACGCACCATGTCGTGATGGCTGAGAAATCCGCTGTTTCTTTCTTACTAAACGCGGTGTCGTAACTTTGTATGACAAACTGCATATTGGGCACCCGATCCTCTTCCCAAATCCTCCACCACTCGCGTTTTAGGATTGCGCCTTCATCGGAGGTGGGGTTTTGCATCCACTGGGCTTCCCATTTGGACACCGGTAGGGAGGCTTTTACCCCCTCCAATTCGGGCAAAGTCCAGTATTCGGGCCATAAGGCGTCGTTACTGGGCATAATGGCTGGAAATTCCACCACTTCCCATTGATCGGCGTGCTCTTCCACCTGTTTACTGAGCAGTCTTCCGGTTAAATCTTTGGTGCTCCAACGCGTCATCACGATAATAATAGCGCCACCGGGTTGTAATCTTTGTCGTGGTCCTGAAGAGTAGTATTCCCAGGCATTGTCCAGAGCCGTTGGGGATAATGCGTCTTGTTCCGAGTGAATGTCATCGAGAACCAGAATATCCGCACCACGACCCGTGACCGCACCGCCAATACCCGAATAAAACGCCTCGCCGCCGCCGTTGGTTTCCCACCGTCCGGCAGACTTACTGTCCGCTTTAAGCGCCACGCCCGGGAAAACCCCTTGATAATCTTCCGAATCAATCAAGTCCCTGACCCGTCGTCCAAAACGAAAGGCCAACTCCGCGGTGTGCGTGATTTGCATGATTTTTAACTTCGGATCGCGGCCCAAGGCCCACGAGGGGAAGTAAGTGGAGGCAAATTCAGACTTCGTGTGTCTGGGTGGCATGTTAATAATCAGGCGTTTTAGCTCTCCACGAGCCACTTTTTCCAGTTTTTCAGCAAAAATCTGGTGGTGTCGCCCTTCAATAAAATCAGGCCACATGTGTTTTACATAGGTTAAAAAACTATCCTGCCCTTCGCGCTGTAGTGTTTTAGATTTCAACGCTTCTTGAAGACCCAAAAGCTCTTTGGCGGCGTCCGGATAAAGTTCGGACAATTTTCCGGTGTTTATTTTAGTCGCAGACTTTACAGACTTCGGCATTGTTGTCCACCAATTCGTCCTTGGCCAAAGTTTCTGCTACGCGACGTTGCAGTTCTTTGTCCCGGAAACCACGGTTGTACCAATATTGCCCTGCTTTTTCGGGCGTCATTTCGCTTTTCTTTTCAGAGGACATACTTCTCTCTCCTTTGTATTTCTTTTTTATATTTATGGATTAATTTGGGTTTAGTGTTTGGATTTTCTATTGCTGCAAGGAGGTCTTTCATCGAAGTGGCTTTAATATAATTGTGTTGAACCTTGGTGATCCCGGTTCGTCTGTTGTAGAGTTTTTCCGTCGGCTTAAATTTAGTCGGCATTTTCTTTGTTGTGTACTACGTTTTTGCACCACCAGTAGAACTCACTTTCTCCCAAGGTGTGCTTCATTGTGTTTATTCGTTGTGTCACTAATTGGACGTTTCCTATTATATACCCTTTGTCCGAATTTTTCCTGTCGATACTGATATTAAGGTCCTGTCGTCCTTCGCCCCCGTGCCACGTCATAAACACCCCGGATAGCGCACAGCGTCCTTCTTGTTTGTGCCAAAGACACTTAACGTGGTCCAAATCAATGTCCCACTCCATGTCTTTCCGCGCAGCTTTGAGTTTGGAATAAACCACAGCGACATAGGCTTCAGGGGAACTGTTGCGAGTTTGGTTTCTTTGCAGGGAAGTACAACGTCGGCAGACATTGCGGTTTTTAGTGTAGTCCTTTTTTGGTAACTCTCGTTTGCAAGTAATGCAAGTTTTTGTTTTTCCCATATTTTTTAGTATACACAAATTTTTCCGGGGACCAGGGACTCCTAGAAAAAAATATAAAATTTTTCTGAGTAGGGACTCCTAACAAAAAAGTGCCAAATTTTTTCACCAGAGAATTTATGTCTCGATCTTTCCCCTTGATGGATGAATTATCAAGCCTGCGGTTCGTTCCGAAATAATTCATCCATCAAGGGCTTTCGCACCAAAGTTTGGCCAATAGGATCCCCATATCATTGTGGATTGTTGTTGGTGGATAGAATGAACGCACGGCCGTGCGTTCATTCTATTAGTGGGTTATCGGATTGTGGCCAGTATGCCGAGAATTGCAATCACGAACGCGATTGCAATAACAATTATAAATGCGGTGTCAATCATCAGTCCCACCCCACATCCTTCTTAAGTTGGGCAATGGACTCTTGTTCCTCGCGATGTATCCTCAATCTCTCGGTTACGACTTCTTGATTGCACAGATCACAGCACTTAGATCCCTCGGGATAATGTGTGTCGCTTGTGTTCGGATTGTTCCCGTGTATCCAGTCTTTGTTAAAGGCCATGACTGCCAAAGGTTGGTCACAAATACAACAGTGTTGCTTGGGTGTTGGTTCTAGGTTTAGTTCTAATTGATTCATTTTGTTTAACTCCTAAATTTGTTTAACACATATATTGTACCACTGTCCCATAAATAATGATATACTTAATAGGTAATCAATTAATAGGAGTAAAGATTATGAAACAACCAACTGAACCAATAAAACTACTGCTCGCTCACTTGATCGAGGAAGGGGAAACACCCGAAACAGCCAAGAAAATAGTGGACGCCATGCTCGGTGAACTGTGTGTAAAGTACGAACAGCTTAGAGCAAACAAAGGGGCCACAATTCTTGACCATATTTATGGTCCGCTTAATCGTTCTGATAATTACTTCCATGAAAAATGGGGTAAGTTTATCAATCAAGGATACGCTTTTGCTTGTCATTTAGACGGGGGCAATCGTCCTAGATTGGGAAAAGCTTTTCGTGAGTACATCGCAGAACAGGAGAAGTACGCATGAACGAGGAAACAAAAACAAACGGATCGGGGCCCTCGGGCCTCGGTTCATTTATGAGGGGGGTGTTTAATTGATGGTAAAAGAACGGGCGTTCCGCCTTCCCACTGTCGTGGGGTTCTTTTACCATCAATTATATATAAAACATATCCCATATTTATGTATAATATAGATGTAAGTTAATTTTATTAAAACAAGGAAAAACAAATGAAAAAGAAAGCAAACTGGGAACTAAGGAAAATTGTCCAAGCATTGTCTTTAATGCCTGTCTTAAATTCCAAAGACGAAAACAAACTACTTAAACAAGCTAAAGAAGAGCTAATAAAAAGGAGGGCTTGGTAATGAAACAAGAATATTACAAGAAGGACGAAATCAAAGAACACTTTGATGATTTCCTAGAAGATCGGGACGAAGATTGGATAGAGGAAAACATTGATGATATCCACCACTACGCCTTTAATGAGGATTATTACATCATCGGCACTTATCGAGCAAAGCAATGGTGCGGTGATGATGTGTTTAACATCATTGCAACCATACGAGAGTATGAGGACATGCACTTTGGTGAAGTCACTACAGATTTTTCTGATCCCGAAAAGGTTGTCAATATGTACGCTTACATTGTCGGGGAAGAAGTGGTGGCTGAATGGCTAGAGAAAAGAGAATTGAAAAGCGCACTTCTTAACGAGGCTGAAAAGCGAGGCTTTAACAAAGATCATTTAGATAAGCACCTAGAAGTTATAGCAGTGAAATAATGCCCATGGTTCGCGATCCGTTCAATAACTCCTATTTATCCCAACGGATCGCGGACACCTATCCCAAAGAAAAAATAAAAATAAACATGCTGAAAGAACGAGCAACGGGTGTGTGTTTTTATTTAATGGTGAAAGAACGGGCGTTCCGCTTTTTCCGTCTTTCACCATTAATCAAGGATTATTTACAGAATTATCTAAAAAAGTTTTTAATTCTTTCCAATTATGTGGGTACGAGAGAACAACGAGGGGTTTAATCCTTGTTCCCTGTTCGCTGATCTCTCGTATCTTCCCTCCACCATAGAGCAATATCTCAGATTTTCGAGGGTTACTCTCCGAGAACCGCTTGACCAAGATAAAACACGGACAATCTTCTCTTTCAACATGGAAGGCTATTTGGTGTGGTGAGATAGATATGCGATTACTTTTGCTTACTTTTAACTCAACCGTGAACAATCTTCCTTCCTCAGTAAAGCCCAACAAGTCAGGTACGCCTTGTGTTGCCCAAGATTCAATCCTAACCCAACGATATTTAGGCAGATTTTTCTTTACCTGTTGCCAAAAATTTGTCTCAGGATTAGCCATAGTAAATTTTCATGGTTTAGTAAGCCTTTGTTTTATGGGATATATGAGTGGAAAAAGGCATAACTTGTCTGTATAATAAAAGATAAAAAGGATAAATTATGAAAACAATAAGAGTATATTACAAAAACGTATATGGCAACGAACTTTGCTATCCAAAGTGTGAGACTGCAAAGAAATTAGCCAAGCTGACCAACAGCAAAACCTTCACACATGCTCACTTGAACGACCTTACCGATCTTGGTTATGAAATTCTTACCGTTCCCGAACATGTTTATTTTTCAAAGAAATCCCTTTTCCTAAACCAAGCACCTTCATACAATTTTGAATTGGACGAAGATCAACTATTGGAAAAAGCCTTAGAGGTTGGTTTCGTTTCACAGGTTGGCGAAGATAAATATTTGATGAACGACAATTATGGGGGGTGTGTGTGATGAGCAATAAGTGGACAAATGTTGAACAAGCCAAGCAAGACGATTCTGTGCGAACAGAAAGACTTAAGGTGTGGAGAGAAGGTGGGCGCAAAAAGTTTGAAGAAACCTGTAATTACCAAAAACCTTCCCACAACGACCCAGACGCTTTTAAAACATATCTTGAAGGAAAATCCTCCGACTATAAAAAAGGATTCATTACAGGAATGTTGTTTATTAAGGATATGCACAGCCGACCTAAACATAAATGCAAAACTTGTTTAGATACTGGTTGGGTGAGAGAAATTACAGGTATGTTTTCTTTAAACAGAGACGAGGCAAAAGAAAGCTACAACAAAGGTGAGGCGGGGTCGCCAGACGGATTTCATTGTTATTCCGAGGCGAGAAAGTGTGAGGAATGTCAGCCATGAGTCTAACGGAAGAAATACATTTTCATTGGAAAGCCTTGTTGGGCGCAGACGAAACCGAGAACTTCAAAGGTTTGGGGTTGACGGAAACGGAATACCACATGGGCAAAATAATTGACCGAATACTGATTGATACAGGTCATGGAAGAATGAAGATCAGAATACAGTTAGAACAGGGGGAAAAACGAGAGAGGAACACGTTTAAGCATAAAAACTATGTCATAGACATCTTCCCAGTAACACCAGACACAGCATGGCTTGAATACGAAAAGACAGACGACATTTCCGTTTTAAGTGGGGAGGAAATAGGTCGATTTGGTTATCGTGTTTATGACCAAGAGCAAAACCTTGTCTATGAGGACTTATACAACATGGGCGATAAAGGTGCTTGTTTGGAAAACGCAAAAAATGAGATTAGGGTTTTAATAGAGGAGGCAAGTGATGATATTAGTTAAGATTGGTGTCCAAGACGGAGAAAGAGAATATTCTGATTGGACTTATTACGAAAACTTTAATCAAACTGATTATTTAGAGGGAGAAATAACTGATAGAGAAATTTTATCTGAGTTTTTGGGGTTTAGTCTTACTGACGATGATTACTTGGATAAAGATAGAGAGAAGTATTGGAATGATACAAGTGCTGTTTGGGTAAATAATGTTTTAAATATATCTGAACAGGACTTAAAAACTTTAAGACAATATGGAATTTTATATTAAGGGGAAGAATGATGAGTGAACAAAAACACTACGAATACTACATAGGCGGTTTTTACTATGAGGGCGAAAAGCCCGATGTAAGCCATGTGATTATTTTCAACAAAGAAGGCGAACCTATAGAGGAAAGCGAGGGGTTTTCTCACGACTATAACTGCACAGACGCAGACGGTGTTTGGGATTTTAGCAATGTTGCTTTAACCGAAGAACCTCACGATCATTGCGTTGTTGTTGAATATAAAACAAACAAGGTTTTAGGTTTGGTGGAGATATTTAGCGAAGAAGATAATGAACCAGTACATACAGGATATGAAATAGGTTATGAAGAAGAAGGTGCGTTGGAATATTTTTGGCAATCATTAGAAGATGACAAAGAAAAACGAGACGCTTATTTTGATGCAACCAAACACAAAATCGTCACTCACAAGTGGAAAGAGATCACAGACGCAGATGATGAGGCACAAGGTCTTAGAGATTGGGAGTGGTACATAGAAGTCTTTAAAATAAAGGAGGTGTCTGATGAAAACCTATAAAAACAGTAGTGCTACCGATTTAATACATGGGCTGATGCTGATATGGAAACAGAAACTTGATGCTTGTTTAGATGAAGATGAGATAAAAGATTTTATGGACGAAGAATATATTAAAGATTTACTGTTTGATCTAAGCAGTTTATGTGATGAGTATGCGGTTGACTTTAATCAACTGTTAAAAGAGCATCAAAAGTTTCACGAAGGAGGTGTCTGATGAGTGAAATAACCGATAACCTAAAACATTTCCTAAAGGTACAGAGCCTTCAGTTTGACCAAGCCAGAATACAGGCAACGAAACAAGCTGACGATCTAGGACTAACACAACACGAGCCGAGAATGTACTTCATTCAACAGAGAATGGACGAGCTTCTGGGTGTTTATTCAAGATATTACTTTAAATTTGAGGGAGACAAAAATGACTGACATAGGAAACAGATGTGTTCATTGTGGAGAGGACACTTCTTTTGGGAGCGGACGATTCGTGAACAGAATACCAGCAGACGCAGATTATGAGGCAACGGACAGCGAAGGCAAAATCATTTTCGCTGAGGGCGAATATCGAGACGGGTACGCTTGTCCAGATTGTAGTGGTTTCGACTGCGACAGGTGTGATGAGATGATCTACATAGATGAAGATTTAACGCCAGATTGTGTTTTTGAGTGGGAAAAAGGCGGGAACGGAGAGTTTTCAGACGGTGCTTTCAGAGTGCATGAGAAATGTTTGACCAAAGAAGAAAAACAGACTATGGAACGGAACATAGAATTGGGGGTGGTGTGATGAGTAATCCAAATTTTGAATACTGGGTTGATGAAGAAGGAAAAACGGACACCGAATTGTCCTTATCTAGTGATGGTTTTCTCGAGCTGACTGAAAAACTAGAGGGTCTTTTTGAATCTTTTGGTTTAACTAGGGAAAAATCTGAGGATGAGTTTGCCTTTATCAGAGAAGATTTACTGCTCTGTTTTAATAAACAGGCCAATGAGGAGGTGTCCAAATGAGTATTAAACACGAAGAACATTACTGGGAGGATAAAACCAAAGCGTTTTTACAAGGAATAGACTACGAAGATTTGATAACCATTGTAGAGGTTGCTCGAATTGCTTTAGAGGATACTGCTTGGCCTCATCTCCGTTCTGGTATAGGACATGAACTCGATCTCTCCGATGAAGAACTAGAGAGAGTTTATAAACTTATCGAAATAGAGGAGAAGAATGATGAGTAATGGCGCAAGAGTCACTTTTGATAGTGAAACAGGGAAAGGCAAAGTTTGGCTTGGTTGGGGTAGAGGTCATGTTCTTTTTGAAATAGACGAGCAAACGGGAGAACCTACAAACTGGGAAAACCCAAACGCTAACGCAAGAAAAAATGTCAGCGATCTGCTGATACAACGAGCGAAAAAGATTTTTGAGCAACAAATGGAGGATGATTAATGTTAAATAAACACGAAGTTACTATTATTTGGGGAACAGACCGAGAAGAAGAAACTTCTTACGCTTTTGAAACTCAAGAGGAATTAGATGCTTTCCTTCTAGGCATAGCTGAAGGTGATGGGTGGTGGGAGTATGAAATTAAGGAGGAAGCTAAATGCACGGATGGTTCAGACGACATAATAGAAGGTCGGGTTGAGTCTGCTAATGCTTTACTTGAGCAAATTAAAAAGTGGGAGGCGGGTGATGAGTAAACCAACAACAGAAGAAATGCGAGAGCAATTAGTCAATAACGAAGTGGACTATATAACAGAACTGGTTTTTAAAGACAGACATCAAGAGCTTTTTGATTTTGTCTACACTAATTCTAAAAACATAGACGATAACGATGTTATAGAGATGTATATGAACTTATATGGAGATATGTTTGACGAAGAGGAGGTGTCTGATGACAATTAATTATAGCGAAAAACTGAAAGAAGTAGTTATCGATTATGTTAAAGACGAAAGATGTTCTACAGATGATGCTGAATATATCCCTATGGAAGTCGCTTTACCTAAAAAAGAATACCCAAAAGAATACAAGAAATACAAAACAGATTGGGTAGATGAAGATGATTTTTTAGTAGGGTTTGAAGATATTATTAAAATTGTTGATGAGGAGGGTGTCTGATGAGTAGTGCTAAAGAAAGAGACTATAAAGACACAGACACTTTTGAGTTGTTTAAAAAAGACTTGGACAAGGTGTTAGAAAAACACTATCCAAACACAGATTATGAATGGGATTATCTATCTGACAAATGGATTGAGTTAAGAGTGTGGATTAAGGAGTGGAAAGATGAGTAGAAGTATAGACGAACACAAACTCCTTGAAAAACTAAGAGAGGACGAGAACAAATCACTAAAGAGACTT